ATAGGCATCTAATTCCACTAAATATTGCTGCGCTGGTGGTGCTCTGAGAGTTAATGTATTGTTATAATAAAGAACTGCCCTTGGAAGACCCGTTTGGAAATAATAACATTGCACATTAATGTTAACTCCGTTGGCAGGAGGAACTGGAAATATGACATTAACTTGGCCAGTTAAATAATTTACCGTATTTGCCGTGGTGCTATATATTCCCGATCCTAATGCAGTATTCCCAAAAGGAGCATTCCCTGGAGCCATTAAAAGGCCATAATTGACATTTCCAGTCAAAAACTGACCACTATCGGCTACAATTATATTGGCTCCTGTCGCATCTGTAGAAGTAATATAAAAAGCAGGATAGGTACTTGTTGTTGGTATATTTGTATTTAATGTAGTGACTATTGGCGGATCAACATTGTTCCCAGTAGCAATTATCCCTGTGATATCTACATGCCCTCTCAAAATGCCCTGAACAGGTGGATTAACAGGTGTTGTATTTCCAAGAATTGGTAAATTAAAAGAAAATGCCGTTGTTGTACCATCGCCTACAGCAACAGCTTGCAAATTCTGCACAACATTAGGCCATACATTGAAGAATGAATTTTTCTGTGTCGAAAAGGAAATAGGGACGCCATTAATATAAGCTGGCCCTAAAAAACCTTGATAGACAGGAAACATTCCAATGGGTTGATTCCCTGGCTGAATCTGAACATCATATAAAGGCATGTTGTATTGATCCACGCCAGGTGTGGTTTGAAATTGATATTTAGTCTTTAAATCAAATAATTGTATGCGAGCATCGACATCCATTAGCCAAAATCGATTGATATAATCAATGAGAAGATTATCTGTGATTTGGGCATTCGAAGGAGCTTTTATGATCCTTCTTATGTATGTAATAATGTCGCTAAGCAGGTTCATTTAATTTTCACCTAATAAATTTTTTAAAAAATTATGTGCCTTTTTCGATTCTTCTTCATAATTCAAACCAAGTTCCTTGAATCTATTTTTTACTTCCTCTTTATATGCAGGATAATCTGGATGTGAATCACACCATTTTTGTAATTCATCAGGAGTCATATCTTTTTCAAAATTCATTAAAAACTCTTAGCTCCCATAAAAATTGATTTTCTCGTACTTACAGGAATGGCATCCAATCTTTGGACTGTTGTATCTACAGCCATTGAACCGTAATATTGTCCCATTCCATCTGCACCTGTAGAAACGTTTTGCTGCATCACTAAGCGATGGTAGAATTTAGATTTGATTTGTTCAGCTAAATATCTTGGTCCCCAAATTGGTTTATTGACAGGAACTTTCCACCATTCTGCGGGCATTCCGGCATAAGGTTTTGTCCAAACGTCGAGAGATTCTCCAATAATTTCTTTATTCTCTGCAATAAACTGGACATATTCTTTGTCATAATTATATTGATTTCGATAATCTTCATTGAACTTTTCCTTAGAACCAATAGATCTAAAAGGTTTTAAATAAATGTCGTTCTTTTTTTCAATTTCTGCCTGAGAAAGCTTAGTTTGTGGTTCTATTTCCTGTTTTGGAGCTGCATTCATGCGATCCATTGTCATATCTTTTATGTTCTGGTCAAAAGCTTCAAATTGCTTTTCGGCTTCTTGTAACTGCTTTTGCGACTCAGAGTTAACTCTTGTTTTTTTTTCTGTCATATTTTTCCTATTGTGGTGATATGTTTATAAAAGCACCTGGTATGTTCGTACTTGGCAATATAGTACCAGAACTGCTAATTATTCCTGAATTTATGTCTCCTATTGCAAGAATTTGAGGTGATGCTGTCGTTGCTGTAGATGAAATAAACGCATCGACATTTCTAAGAGAATTGATCGAAACTTCAACTTGCGTGCTTGAAGGAATAGATAAAACATCCCCTTGAGTTTCATTCAATTGGTATGATCCAAACTTAGCGGGAATTAATAATCTTATTTTTTGGCCGACAACATAATTGTGATCTACACTTGTTGTTACAGTAGTCGTTTCTCCAAGGACTATATTTGAGATAACAAAACGACTCGGCTGATAAAAATTAGCATCAATAGGAAAATTCGCATAAAGCGGTATGGGAAAAGATACAACTGTTCCAACTGAGGTCATATGCTCTCCAAAAAAGGGTAGGGACAATTCATCCCCACCCTTATATTATTCAAATATTAAGGCGAACTATAATCGTGAAGCTTAGCTTCCCAAATTATAACGTTGCCTGCAGCACCAACTAAAACTGAAGTAGTCAATACTGTTCCCGATCCAATACCAACAATAAAACCTTGTGAGGTATTGTTAACGAATGCGCCTTTAATCGCTGGTCCGTTAATTGTATTCACAAGAGTTGTACCAATTGGTGAAAATTGTGGAGGAGGATACAATACTGATCCACTTGAAATAGCCACGCCTCCAGTGTTTACATCACCAACAGCAACGATTTGTGGATATGAGAGTCCAGGGACACTCGCCACGGTTTGGTTGCTATTGAATGCTGTGTAAGCACTAGAATCAATATTAACTACAACTGTATTGTAATCCGTTACCGCAATCACATATCCATAGATCGGAGATCCAGGAATTGGAATATTTGGTAATGAATTCAACTGAACAGTACCCCATTGTGATGGAATACGGAATGCCACTTCTTGTCCTACGACAAAGTTATGAGCATCTGTTGTATCAATTGTTGTTGTTGTACCAGTTGTAATAGCACTGATAAAAGTTTGTCCTGGAAAATACAGATAAGGATATAAAACCTTTTTTACTGTAGCTCCTGAAGGAGATCCTGATAATGCAGTATAATTAGACTGGTTAGTATTCCAAGGAATTGTAAAGGTTGTAGCTCCTGTCACAGTCACAGTAAACGGAATACCTGCAATTTGAGGCATACCGGTTGTAGATGACTGAAACAAACCTTGGAAAACAACTACATCACCACTAGTTAAACCATGGTTTGTAGTTGTTGTAACGACAGCAGGACTTGCCTTAGTAATACCACTAATTGCGAGCGTTGGTCCAAATTGGAGCAATTGTCCTGCTGAAAATGTGCTGATACCATTTGCAGTAACAGTATCATAAATCAATGCAGGAGTTGCGTTATAACCTTGCTGGACAGCAAATCCTTGACCCATATACGCATCCCATTCGGCAGCAGCTACGTTTTGAGAAGTTGCAGCTGAATTGGCAACGGTATAGTTCAAAATTCTTACATAATCAGGTTGGAAAGGCAAATTAACGATTTGCGCTCCACCTGTAGATGTAAATTTACCTCTTGCTATTCTAGAATATTCAGCCATAATTATACTCCCAAGTTGCTTAAGCGTGTGCTTAATAGGTTTCTAATCGCTGTATCTTGCGTAATCGCTTGAGCTTGGGCGAATTTAACCGCCAAAGTTGCGTTTTGCGCTAGCATTCCAGAATAATATGGATCACGATAAATCAAGTTCATGGAAAATCCATCTTGATTTATGTGTGTAAGTGCTTGTTTACCTAAAACGGTGTTGTAATAAACATCGTTAGTTACACCCAAATTATTCGTAGCGGCATTTCTAGCTACTGGTGCTTCAGAGCTTGTCAATATACGAATATTGTATACCGATCCATACTCAGCTGGCAGAGCAGAAGCATTTGTCAATTTGTTACTCCCTTTCGGGGGAAGAACCTCTTCGGATTCTTCTCATGACCTTCATTGTATACGTCATGTTCAGACTATCGCATCCACTTTCGTGGTCTTCTCACTTAGTCGTTCACGCTGCTTTCGCTTGCGCCTTGTCACCCCATCGGGCTTCCAAGTCAATCAGAGAAGATTTTAATACCCCACATAGTTTAGGGTAGTTCCATTGGCTTAAAAATCCAGAACCAACCAAAGAATCGAAATCAGATTGGAGCTCTGTAGAAGATAGCATAAAATATGCGCTTCTTACGGGTCCAGTTCCGAATCTGTCCATACCTTCGATGCCAGACATAAATTTGTAGGCATTGTTGGTATCGAGTGTAGTAGCTACTAGGCTAAAATCAGAGATACCCAAATTAGTTGGGTTAAATCCATTTGAGCCCCCGCCTGCATTCAATTGCGAAGCAGCAGAGACTATGTAGTCGCGAAGGATCAAATCTTCTGCCTGTCTCATTGCAACAGCCAATCTTTCGGATACCCATGCGAGTACGCCTTCTTGATCTTGTAAAATACTGATTCTCTGTTACTTACGATTTAATCGTATTGACCGCATCAAGCGGCGAGTAGATCATTTCTGTCTACTTCTTCATGTTTCCATGAAGCACGGACTATCACTTCATCATTTCTGATGCCATCGGGGTTAGTCTCTGCGGCTGTACATTTAATCTCTTTTTTGTTATAAATGAGCGTACTAACATCTATAAAGGAATTTATATGTCTAAGCGCTCTGATTATATAAAAAAAGAATACACGGTTGCTCAATCCGCATACATGGCTGGAATTATGGATGGAGAAGGAACGTTCTACATCGGAAATTACAGCGGAAACAGAAAGAATGGAGATAAACATTTTCAAACTCTTATTGCTGTTGCCACTACAGATAAATCTCTTATGGAATGGCTTTTTAATACATTTGGAGGAGGATTTAGAGAATACACTCCTAAACAAATGGCAAAAAATAGCCGTAAAAAAGTTTATCGTTGGCAAGCAACTAGCAATCGAATGTTGCATATTTGTGAGCTCATTCTTCCTCATCTTGTTATAAAGAAAAGACAAGCTGAAATCATGATAGAAATCAGAAAGACTTTTAATGATGCTCAAAACATCAAAGGTCGACAGCATGTTCAAAATCTCCCAAAAGGAATTTTGGAACTTCGTCAAACATTGATGGATGAACTCAAACTTCTTCATACAAGAAATCATTAATTAACACTTGCCTCTGGTTGCCATGAGCCTTTCGGCTTTTAGGTGTTCCATGATATTTACCGTTGGTTTAAAGCAGGCCATTTCACAAAAACCTGCTCGTTGATTATGCAGCCAGTCTTTAGATAATCAACTTATTCGGCCCTAGACCGAAAAAAGCCATTTGCGCATCAATGATGTCGCGTTGTGGCACTTGAGCTGGCGGATCTATACCGCTGTTCCCCAACTGTACTGTTGGTGGGGTCAAAGCTCTTGGGCGCATGAATCTGCAAGTAGTTCCACCATTTGCTGGCATAGAAACCTTATCGCACACGGTGATATAATTCATCGTTGGAGTAGGTACATATAGCATAGCAGGTGCTAGTGATTGCAGAATCATCGGCCCCAGATTACCTGTGGTCGTGATCGACATAAAAACCTATTGGTTTAAATGTTATGATGACATGTAGATCGGTGGACGACGCAGCCTATTACGTCCGTTTTCTATCATATCTGGTGAGGGTGCGAATTCCTCTACGCGAATGCCTGTAACGCAAGGCTAGCGGAAGTTTCAATATAACATTTTGACACAAAAATATGTCAATGTTTTTTTAATTCGTTATATTTAATTAATTTTTTCATATCTTCTTCAAATTTTTCGTCGGTAAGAGGAACTAAGTCTTTTTCATCTGGTTTTGATAAAAAAAATTCTTTTCTCTTGCTGGATTCAAGCAGATTATTTTTTGAAGGTGCATAAAGATAATAACCGCTCTCATTTCTAAGATCTTCTCGAGCTTTTATTCTAGCAACCCTTTCCATTTTTTCTATTTCTTTCATATTTTGTGTCTTTATATAACTTTATTCTGTCAAATGAGCATGTATATGCTCTACTAAGGTGAAGAAATATTTTTTTTCTTTAAAGTTTTTCCCTTGGACTCCGTAAGAATTTAAAATGAGTTTATCTCCTATTTTCACATTCTTTACCTCATCACCAACGGATAAAACTTCATGATATATCGGTTGTTCATCTGGGCGAATTAAAGTACCGGCTTTTTTTTCTTCATAAATAGGATTAACTATAATATTTTTCCCAAATGCTTGAATAATCATCCTAACCTCAATCTTTTCTTAAGCTGTTGCATTTTATCATATGCCTGTTTTTGACCTGCATCACTATAATCACTTGATTGCGTATAAGGAGCAGTACCGATGCCTGATGGCTGATAATATGGCCCTTTTTTATTTGCATCGATTTTTTCTTGAATTGAAGGAGCTTTTTGCTCGGGTTTATCAATTCCAAGTTCTTTGATATTTTGATAGACTAATTTTTGTCTTTCAAACCCTTCAGGCATTCTTAAAATTGATTCAGCTAATTTAGGAGCTCTTTGAGCAAATCTTTCCGCATGTTGCAATATATCATAGAAATCAGGGTTATTCTCTAACCACATTTCTTTTTTTAACTCTTCTTTTGCGGATTCTTTAGCCATTTGCATAGCTTTTTGAATTTCGCTTTGAGTATTTTGCCCGAATTTATTTAGTGTTTTATTAAGCTTTTTATGGTCAACATAAGGTTCGTTATCATCATCTTCATCGTCTTTTTGAACCTGCTTTTGTTGTTGAGCCAATTTGAGAGCTTCGGCAAGCTGAGCCTCTTTTTCTGCTAATTGCCTTTGATACATGGCCTCTTGTTTACGAAAATTTAACTCTTTATCTGATACTTTATTTTCTTGTGCTTGATTTTCTTGTGTAGGAGCTGTCATAGTGTCCTTTGGTTATAAAAGAATTTTGAACATATTAAACTAAAATAGACATTATAAGGCAAGAAATGGAGAAGAAATGAAGATAAATAGACTTGAAACTCATGATAGATTAGAGCATCTTATAGCCGATCAATCTGCAAGTATTGCTAAAGGTGCCAATGATTGTTTAAAAGTAAATCCTCTTTCATTAGCTATGCAAGATAGATCTCCTTATGTTTACATTTTTGCCCACCCAAGGACTAGTGATGATGGTTTAAGCAAGAGAATGCTATGGCAGCCAAGGTTAACTAAACCTAAGGCTCAATCAAATTCATATTTATTCAGAGCACAATCAAAGACAGATATCCTAGAAATATGCTGGTTATTGCCTCCAAGTGAGATGTGGGATCAATATAAAAAGGGAAATGTGACGGAGCATGAATATGTTTTATGGTCCATAGATCAATATAAAAACAACCGTGAAGCTCTAGAGCGTAATGAGCCAGATGATCTTCCAGACGAAAAAATTAAATCAATCTATGCGGATATAAAACAAGCAGCTCATTTCGAAAAACAAATGGAAAAGCTTTATTCAGCAAAAAATCTATTGCTTGATTTATAGCATATAGCTATATCTACTACATCATTTTGACGTATTTCCCCTACCTAAAAGATAGCTAAATGATAGCTAAATGATATCAAAATGACATACAGGAGATATATTTATGATTGTAGTTATCGGCGGAATCAAAGGTGGCAGTGGAAAAACTACAATAGCCACAAATCTTACGGTCATGAGGTCTATTAAAAAAAAGGTTTTATTAGTTGATGCAGATGAACAAAAGTCCGCTTCTAGCTGGTCACAACAAAGAGAATTTCAAGGAACAAAAACTCCTTGGACTACTGTTCAACTTTCAGGAACAGCTGTTAGAAACCAAATATTAAAGATGTCCTCAGACTATGATGACATTATTGTTGATGTTGGGGGTAGAGATACGACTTCTCAAAGATCTGCATTAACAATAGCCGATATTTTCTTGATCCCTTTCCAACCCCGATCATTAGATATCTGGACATTAGCAAGTGTTGTGAATTTGATATCTGAAGTAAGATCAATTAATGAAAAAATTCAATCATTTGCTTTTATCAACCGAGGTGATATCTCTGGAAATGATAATGTAGAAGCCATTGAAATCTTAAGAGAATGTCCGGAAATTTCATGCATCCCTTATATCATATGTCAAAGAAAAGCTTTTGCAAATGCTGCTACAAATGGATTAGGCATCACTGAAGGAAAAGTACAAGATAAAAAAGCAATTTCTGAAATCAAAAATATCTATGAATTTATATATCAAAATGATAGCTAAATGATATCAAAATGATAGCTAAAATATATCATCTTGATATAGATTGAATGTCAAAAAGAATTCAAAGCGATATATCTAATTAGAATATGAGGATGCTCATTCATGGCAGTTAAACCAGCAGCAAAAATTATAAATCCTGCTCCCAAATCTCAAATTGATAACTTTATTAATAAGGGAGGAAAAGTCGAAGAAGAAGTAGCCGAGATCATAACCACAACCATTCGAATACCAAAAGATCTTTTGGAAAAAATCGATAAATATTGCAAAGAAACATATCAAACAAGACAAGCATTTTTCATTCAAGCTATCTTGAAATTTTTACAAGAAGATTAATCTTAGGAAATCAATGCTATCAATTTCTACAAGACCTAGAAGCAATTCAATGCCTAGTCCTACATATTATAAATGCTTTGAATGCATGCAGATTTATCAAGTTTCACAGCAACATTTCGATTTAGGATATGCTCGCTCAGGGATATGTTCATGGACATGTATGAAATTTCGCGAAAAATAGGGGCTTTCTGTTTGATTACCCTTCCACTAAGAGGAATAATTATGAAAGAATATGAATGCGACAAGATCAGTCCCAAAAAACATTATTGTAAAGCTGTAGATCATCCTGATGCAACCATAAGATGTGTTTCAGTAATAGATAGCAAAATATGGTTTTGTTTAATTTGGATAGATGGTTCCTCTTTATTAGTTAAGTATTGTCCTTTCTGTGGTGAAAGTGTAGAGAAATTAAATCAGGAGAGAGAAAACTGTGCCAGGTGAGTGCAAAAATTGCGGCGAACAGGCTTTGGAGTGTAAATGCGAGCCTTCTCCTTGGCCTGCTAATTGGAGAGAACTATTAGATAAGTCACCTTCATGCCATAGATGCGGCACAACATTAATGCCAAAGCTTTATTTATTATCTGAAGCATATCCAAATATCGAAGTCTGCCATTTATGTTCCGATGCATATTGGAAGCACATTAAAGAATTCGTAAAAGATATAGAAGATAGAAAAAATAAGAGAAATTTGGAACGCCACCGTCCGGTACCGTAACAACTTTAAAGGAAAGTTTATGAACCTTTTTAAGAAGATTCTGAAAGAACTGCCTGAATCGAAGATTGAAGTGGTGCCCGATGACCCAAAAGATCAAGAAGTAGCTAAGCAGATGACGCAATTGATAAGACACGCATCAGTGGGTTTTAAATTTAGCAATAAAGTCAGTTGCTGGAAGAAATGGGATGAGGAAACAAAAGAATAATTATGAATTTTGAAGATGCAATTGAGAAAGCAGTCAATGAAATCAAATCCAATCACGATAAAATTATTAATGATTGGTGCAAAGCTTATATGGCGCAAAGATACAAAGAGGGCAAGAGCATTGAACCTGGGTCTTTCACATTATGCGAACAGGTTCCAACTTTCCATATAGGAAAAGATTGCATGGTTAAGAGATATTGGTTTGAAGATGGTACTCCTGAGTTTTCTAATAAAAACGAATGAAATGTCCGATACCGTAACAACTTTAAAGGAATAAATATGGAATGGAAAAAGGTTAAAACACATTTTGATCCCGAAACATGCGGTTTTGAATCAAACGTGCCGCGTGGGGATTTGCTCGTTTCCAATGGAAAATGGATTCAATATGTTCAAGAGCATGGTTGGGATGATACAGAATATTATTTTCATAATGGCACAGGAAAATTGGATGATGTTACTCATTTCATGACTTTGCCAAATCCTCCAAAAGAATAACAACTTTAAAGGAAAGTTTTTGAATAAAATAAATATGATTGATCGATTAAAGCATTTTTTTGGCATACATAAATATTCTTATGTCAGGCGCCTTTCTGAAAACTCACACCAAATTGAGTGCATTATATGTAAAAAACTTTTTTGCATGAATACAACCTGTCATTCTTTACTTGAATGGGATTTAGAACTTGAGGATTTTTACAGATATAAGGAATAAATTATAAAAGAGATGATTAATGGGTATGTATTGTTGTTGTGGAGTAAAAAAAAGAGATGAGTGGGTATGCGAGTGCGACTGGAAGGGATGGTTTTTGTGTTGGGAACAATCTAATTTAGAAGTGCATTCAATCCCTATTAAGGTTCCAATAAAGGAAATTCCAGATAAAGATGGAATTTACGAGGTTAGGGTTTTTGAGGATGGAGATAATAATGAAACCGAAAGCGAATTTTCTATAATAAAGAAAAATTGGGGAGAGTATACCAATCAAGCCATTTCTCACTGGAAGATAACCTATGATGATAATTGGATGGGATATAGAGGTGTTTACGCATGGAAGGAAAAGTGATGAGTGAATGGATTAGTGTTAAAGATAGGCTTCCTGATGAGGCTAAATGGGTTCTAACGGGTAGTTGTAATATTGGTGCTGTAGATCATGGATGTCGTATTGGAAATGATTTTTTTATGCATGGGGAAATGAATAAAAAAATGAATTGGGTGACTCACTGGATGCCACTTCCACAACCTCCAAGGAAAAGCAGTGATTAAACACATTAAGGGATATTTTTTTCTTATCAGCCAATATCGAAAACAAAAGAAGAAAGCTAAATATTTAAAGAAAGCCACAGAACATGCTTTGATTTCTCTTTCTTACTGGGAAAAATGCGATCTTGATGAGATATGCCATTTCCAAATCAAAGGAACTTCATTTTATGTGAGCTTACGAAGGAAAAGCGATGAGTGACTGGATCAGCGTTAAGGATAGATTACCAACTAAGGAGACATATTTAATTTTATATGATGAAAAAAATGGATGTGCTCCTGGTTATTATGAAGATCAATGGTGGACTTATTTTTTCTATGGTAATGAATGCAATGCTCGTGCAGAAAATGTAACCCACTGGATGCCATTACCAACCCCACCTAAGGAGTAAAATGATTTTACCAATAATACTGGCATTGATTATGTGTGGATTTTTTTATATTCTGGGCTATGAACACGGAATAAATAAAGCACTTGATTTAATTAAAAAACAAATAGATGAAGATATCTTAGGAAAAAGTAACAAATGAAATTAGAAGCTACTGGAATATCAGCATTTATTGTTATTTACATTATTATAAGTGCTATTATTTTTAATATAAACCTTATGAGGATTTGCTTTGGATACTGAATATAAATTTGAAGATTTAGAAGAAATTTTATATGATATAAAAAAAACCGGAGAAGGTGATCTTAATATACCTAAGGCTTTCTATTGCTTAATGAAAGAAATTTATAATTTAAGACTAAAATTAGAGTATATTCACGCACTTATTCCCTTAAAATATAAAAAATCTTTTCCTAAAAATGGAGAAAATCCTTACTTTGGTATAAAAGATCTTGGATTGGATCAAGTTGATGTAGAAGAATTCAAGAAAGCTAAAGAAAGAATGGAAAACCTTTTAAATAAAACTAAGCCAAAGATCTAGGCGGCTTCTTAAGTTTACTAGAAGATTTCTCTCCTGAAACATCTCTTATCTTACCTATTGGATTCCTAATACCAGTTCCACGATAATCTCCCATTCCTCTTTTAGAATTGGATGTATGGGCAGTCTTTGATACTTTAACCTTTTTCATCGACTCTCATAGTGTTAACTCTTCCGTAAGGAAGTACATCGACTTTATCTTTTGGATTACCAGGATGACCAATAGGTTGTTTAAGTCCTACTCCATAATCGGTACCAGCATTAAGGAAGCAGCTAGATCTCTGATCGTATTGAGGACATGTGAAATCCCAAGGAGATTTCTTGCCATCTACTGGCTTATCCTTTGGCTTCTGATTCTTTATAGCTGCTGGATCACTAAAACCTGTTTTCATATCATTCCTTGTTAACAGAAAATTTAATTTCGTTTAAATAAAATTCTATGTTGTTTTGCATTTCCATTGTGGCTATTCCTGCAAGAAAAACTTCATTTACATTCCCTGAACCCACTCCAGTATGAATATCACACATCATATCAAGTCATTTTTCTAAAACAGATTCTTCTATTTCTATTTTCTTTTTTTCCAAACAAATCCCAAAATAAAATGATTAAAGGCTTAATGAAAAGATTTTGTCGTTATCCGTATTCTTCCTTTTAAGAAGACCGTTTTATCGCTTTGTCCTTTTCCGCAGCCCTTGCACGGGCCTGCCTTTAATCAAAAATTAGTTTCTATATAAAGGCTTCATAGGACGGCCTTTAATTTTGCCTACGCCAGCCATTTGCTGTGCTTTAAGCTTTTCTGTTGTATCTTCATAGTCCATTTCTGAACCTGCACCTTCTGCAGAACTTTCATTCTTTGTATGTACGCCTTGTGGCATTACCATATCTTTACCTGGACCACCTGCCCAAAATTTATGATCGTCAATACGTTGACCACCTGATGCTGCTTTGCCTTTTTTTTGGCTATCTGCCATTGCCATAATTTCCCCCTCGAGCACTATAGCTCTTTTTTTAAATTATATAGCTTGCTGTTGATTTTGCGAAGAGTTTTGTTGCTTGCCCATTATCTGTTCCATAAATCTAGAAGATTCTGCTGTCATTTTGGCATCAACTTTTTCTCTATCTTCGTTGTTTTCTTGTCTGTAATCAAAAGATTCAATTTGATTCATTTTTAGGGCAGCTTCAATCTCTCCATATTTGGCAATAACATCAACGAGTTTCTCTAAAGCTTCCATTTTGTCTTTTGTTGCCAATGCGCGATTTCTAGTAATTTCGCTTAATCTTTCTTCAAACAGACCAATATTTGCCTCAGCCCTGCCTGACCGCTCTCTTGCTGTTGCTAGATTGCCTGCAGCTTTTGTATAGAGCTCTTTTAGCTTCGCGTCTTCAAATGCATGCTGCACTGCCGTTTGTTCTTGCTGCAATTGCTGTGCTTGTTGCTCTTGTTGTTGCAAGAATGGAATGATTTCACCTTTACCCGTGATATTAAGCTTAGGAATAATCATAGAAGGGGGGAATACTTCCCTTTGGAAAGCTGCGTTAATATCCATCATTTGCTGTGCTTGTAGATTTTGCTGTGTTGGAGTTAAATCTGCTTCTTCTACATGCGTTTGATATTTGGCAAATATTTTAGAGTAAAAATGAGGACTTGGCTCTTCACCTACTAATAATGCCACTTTTTCAGCATTCCAGTTATTTAAAACATATTGAAGCATTCTCTCGCCTAAAAGCTTTAAAGCATTATCCCATTGATCAAAATATTTCTGGAATACCATTAGGTTAGCATCTTGCTTTAAAAGCATCGTAAGGCTTGATATTTGCTTATCGTTTTGTCCAGACCAATTCTCCATATTAATGCCGCAAACCTGATGAATTAAATCAGCCATTTGTTGCGCTAAAGCTAGATCTGACTCAGGAACAGCGCTAGGAATTATTTTTTCAACATCAGTCATCTCATATTCAGGATTGATAATAACATCATAGCCCTGTCCTGATTTCTTTAAATTATCCTCATTAGCTACAGCTCCAACTTTTCGCTTCCATCCTGCGTTGATTGTAGCAGCAGCGATATCATTATTGGTTATCACCTTGTAATTGAATAAGAATTGGGGCGAACGCATTGCAAATATGAGTGATCTTGAGCGCAAATCATATTGATTAACATGAGGGTCATAATTCCAAAAATTAGGAATAAAGGGACACTCAGGACCATCCCAAAGAGGGTTTACATCTTGGTACATAAGCTGATCGTTTAAAACGACAGCTACTTTCCAGCATGTAGTATCTACTGAAATTTCTTCCATATCATCGATGTGATAAAGAATTTGCTCTAATTGTCCATCTCCACCAGCAAAATCAAAGAATTGGTTTCTTTTTCGGCTATAAAGACGTTTCTTTTTCTTAACTGATTTATACCAAACATAGGATAGGACATATAAATCGTTTCTATTCATGTTTTGATTTTCAGGCAAAAAGTAAAATCTTCCATAATTCTGAGGAGTGCCTGTAAGAGGAGATACACTCTTAACTTTATCTTGCCCAAATCTAACTCTAGCTTCCAAATTGCTGATATATTCTTGGCACCAGACCGTTTGAGAATCCGACATATCAGGATTTCTAAAATAGGGGTCAACCATGAAAGAATTATATTCCCAGATTTTCAGCTTAAGTTGCCCTTGCGCAGGATCATCTCCTGTAAAATCAAGATAAGGCTGCATTAAATTCATTCCAGCAACAGCTGACAATTCACATGATTTAGAAAATTGTTCGTTAATACTTTCTTTACGGCAGATATTTTTTATAAGGCGTGTATACTGATCTGTGGTTAATGGATCTGCTCCATCGGCAGGCATGTAAACGATAGATTTTCTATGCTGTCTTTGCCTTCCAGTAATCATATTCACAGGCTGTTGGACTAAATTGAAGTAAAATTGCTGTGGAGTGATACCAGGGCTAAAGTTTAGGTTTTGATTGATATATGTCTGGTTTCCAGCATAGAAGAGCGTATCAATGTTGGCTTGATTCCAGCGTGCCTGTTCCATTGGCTGAAGCTTAGCCGAAAGGTTATCTAGCCAATGCCTGACATTTCCTTGAGATGGTTCTTGATTGTTTTCCCAGGGAGGGAGATAAAAAGAAATAAGAGCCTCCGAAACCTTAGAGTTTACAAAGAATAAAATACAGTAAAGATTTTATTATGGCAATAGGCTACTGATTTATGAAATTTCTAAGCCAATCTTGAGCTTCTTTTTCTGAGGGATGTTGAGAAATTGCAATGCATGCATCTTCTTTTTCTCCATAAACAGTCCATATATCTGAACTATATGCTTTTTCTATATAAAAACGATGAAAGAAATCTATATTGATCCATTCATTAAAATAATCACTATATACCCAATTAGGTCTATCTGGTTTTGTTCCGTAAGTGAACATTTATCAACCTTTCATTTCACTTTCAGTGAATAAATCTTCGTCGATTGACAAGATACCGAAATAATAAAAACACACATCCATATCTTTGTAAATAGAGACCGACTTTAAAGCTAGCATGATCTCTTTGTAGGCCATCTTGGCTATTTCTAACTTGTCTTCTCTGGTCATTTATACTCTTTTTCCTTTGCAACATCTTCGAAATTTAATTTTATCCCTTGTATAGCATCCATTGGATTATTTGAATTCCAATTATCTATAGCTTTTTCGATTTTATTTTTAATGATTTCTGGATTTTTCTTTTGCTTTTTTCGAATTGGAATATATTTGCTAATTGGTTGAACAGTGCATTTTTTATTAATACACATAATCTTTGGTAACCAAGTTTCAGCTGAATAAAACATATTGAATTGGGGAGTTTTTTGGCACCAGGGACATACTTTTAATGGATAAATATGATCCATCAGAATCTCCTAGTCGGCTGAAATCTATTCCTAAAATATTCTTGATTATCAGTTGTCTGCTGTACTTGATTATAGCTTGCTACTTTATGCGTTGCCATCACGTATCTTAGGGCATCACAAGCATGGTCATCTTTTTTCATTGGCTGGTCATACCCTTTATCAGCAGCCTTAGGATCCCATACATAGCCTTGGAGCTCTCTAATTGTATTCTTGCACTCTTCTAAGACATATAAATTACCTTTTTTCATCTCTGTTGTCATCATCTGAATACCATTTTCTACATCATTATTGGCATGCATAACATGCATCCCTCTCTTCTTAAGTTCTAGTTGAAAAGCTTCTGCCGATGGATCAAGATAAATCCCTCGTATGCTATAGGGTTCAAGGAAATTGTAAACATCTTCAGCAAATTCACTATTCACCTTTTGTCTGCCCATAACTTTTGGATCCCAATAGTATTCTTTCTCTACCCACATCCTTTTGCCAGTTTGTGTATGCCTTCCTGTATTAACACCAATAAGCAAACAACAAAAAGCATTAACACTTCCATAATCAATTCCTGCTACCCAATACTCAGCCGCAGTGGGAGGTCGATTAAGTATATGTATGGTTGGGTCGAAAAAGTCGAAGATACTGCCTTCAGCAAGACACCATAGGCCAAGATAATTGCGCTTATAAAAAAGACCAGAAAGACTATCACGTATACGTTGCTTATAGGGTTCTTCCACATAAGGGTTATCATCCAAAGTAAAATGTAATGAATAGTAGTTTTTATCTCCTGCCTCTGCCCTATCAATCCATTTCTTTAACTTATGGTTTGGATGGGAAGGGTTCATGCTAGCAAATCCCATGCTATGAGGATTTGAAAGCCTTGTATCAATCATATCTATGATTGATTCAGGATACAGTGTCATTTCATCACAATAAACTAAGCTGAATGTTTTTCCTTGAAATCCTCCTATTGCTCCTTCATCTTTGGCTCCTAATGTAGCGATTGTTTTATCACGGAATTTAAGCTGTCTTTTTCCTGCATACCATGTGCAAAATGGTCTAAAGATAGCAAGTTGATCGCTTTCTAATAGTAATCTGATAGCATTTTGATATATGGTATCTGAGCTATGACCGACCATCCAGATTTGGCTATCAGGACAATCATTTACTGCTTGCATAAAACGGAAAAGAGTACCTATAGTCTTTCCAGAACGCACTGAACCATGTGCTAAATTCCAATGAGCGGTGCTATTGATGATAAATTCTGTCTGTTTTGATGCTAATGGGATTTGCATGATAAATATTTTACTATAAAGAATGATTTAATGGAATGGATTAGCGTTAAAGATAGATTGCCTGAAAATAATGCATACACATTATGTTGGGATGGGAATGATATTTACCTACTCAAATTCCATCAAACCTCTGATAAAAGAAATAAAAAAAGAAAAGGGATATGGGATTCATCATCTGAAGATGAATATTTTGATGATATTAAATACTGGATGCCACTTCCAACTCCACCAAAGGAATAATGAAATGGAACAACTTACTCCTGGACATGAATTAGATTATCTATTGAAAAAAGAAACAAGTGAACGAAATGAAGAAGAAAATGCAATTCTCCAACTTCTTTTAGAAGCCAAGGAAAGCATGGATGATCTTGACAAAAAACAAAAAGAAAGAGCTTTTAAAATGGGTATGCCATTGAGACATTCTTATTATGACATGGATTGTAATCCAATAAGTATGTGGGATTGGCATAACATAAGTCTATCTGAAAATAAACATATAGGCTTAGATCAAATTGGTCCTTATGAGGTGAGCACAGTATGGCTTGGCATTAATCATGCTTATTTAGATGGCTCTCCAATCATTTTTGAAACGATGATTTTTGCTAATATAGAACTACAAGAAGATGATGAATTGATTTCCTATCAGGAAAGATATAGCACAAAAGAGCAAGCTATTGAAGGACATCAAAGAGCGTGCCAATTATGTCGTGAAAAGATATAAATGTTTTTATGAACGCATTAACAGCATCACTTTTGACATTTTTTGTTATCTACCTTGTTTATTTAGGATTTCGCGATGAATGGTGGGTGCCATTTTTATTGGTTGGACTTATGGTTTTTTTCCTCTTCGCTGTCATAGGACTTGGCTTATTTTATCAATGGTTAGGTTTGCTATGAATCAGAGAAAAGATAAAGATCAATTGATTCAGATGTTAGAACAAATGATCCAAAGTTATAAAAACTTACCTTCCGAGGCTATGCAAATACCAATAACAAATTATGATTTATGCTCTTCACTTACATTGATATTAGAGATTTTTAGAGCTGATTCAGATTGAATATCATTTAATAAAGCCATGAGGGCTTTGAATTGATTTTCTTTTTCTTCTCCAACTTCTTGATCTGGAACTTTTTCCCATTCTCCCAATCTATGTCTGAATAAATGCATAAGGATTGTCGTATTGCCTTTCACCATAGCCTGATGATATTGCTTTTCCCTAAGTAGACTATTTCCTTTAGCTCTTTTTCTCTGTAAATAGGCCGACCAATCAGTGCCTTTTTCCATAGCACAACGTTGATAAAGAGTGTCGGGATGAATGCCTAAACGTTCAGCTACTTCAACACCGTTGCATCCAGCGATAAGAAGATTGTCGACTTTATCCCAATCAATTTCTTTTTGTGGATTACCAACAGATTTTGTGTTTTCTTTTTTTTTCCTGGGCATTCTTGTCCTATAAAAATCTAATGCATACTAAATATAAGATGTAAAAGAATAGCATCATCATAAAGATAAATGCATAGATTGAATATACATCCAGATCTTGTTGTGGGTTTTTCATATATATCC